CCAGTTAGGCTACTAGACAATTTAATTTCGATGCCTTGATTCACTTTTAAATTATGACCAAATATGGCAAAGCCGTTTATTAATTTTTGTGTATCAAAAGTGATAGTTATTACAGCTTGCCCGCCACTTACCTTAAACGCCGTGCCGCCATTTTCATCTATGCAATTAACAAACTCAAAGCCCGCTTGCTCAGTAGCGCCAGTGATAGCAATAGTAGGCTTTACAGACTTACGCCAATACTCATGGTGTAGCTTATTCTCGACTAACATTGCTGAACTCATTATGTACCTACCAATGCGTTAATTTCTAGGCCGTCTTCTGTAGCCTCGTTTATGGCCTCTATGATACGCCTCGCACCGCTAGGGTCAATAGTACCGTCTACAGTGACGTTAACAACTCGCTCCGCTATAACAGATTCATTATCATTAGCTACTTCTTGTATGGGAGCCATTTGCGCTGCACTTCCCGCACTAACTCCACCGCCACCGCCACCGCCACCCATTGAGGGCTTAGCTACACTACCACCTGCACCGCTTTTGCTAAACTTAGTGGCTGCTATCGCCTTAACATTGGCTGCGCCTGCCATCGTTGCTGCTGCGGCTGCCGCGATTCCTAGAGCAGGACCAACGATAGGTATGGGAGCTAATGAGCTATAAGCACCCATTGCTGCAGAGTAAGTATTTTGTATAGCCTCAGCCATCTTCAAGCCTTTTTGTAGCTTAAAGGCAGTTTCACTATTTTTAGCAGCGTGGCTCAGAACATCGCTAGCAACGCCAATACCAATTTTTAACTTCTGCTTGCCAGTCAATTCTTCAAGTTTAACTTCACCCTTTTTAGCCTTCTCCATGAATTTCTCATGGGATTTATTACCCGCTGCTGCGCTCAGGAAACTTGTATCATCTAAATCTTTTTTAACCTCACGGTTAACCTGATCAATTCTAAACATTTCATCCATATGAGCTTGGTGGGCTTCTTCCTGTAGCAAGTAACCCTCTTTCATTAAATCTAGCTCTGTAACTCCCTGCTCACCTTTCCATATAGCAAAATCTGCTATCATAATTTTTTCGCGATCAACTTCTGCCTGCTTAGCCTCAGCAGCCAATTTAGCAGTCTCAAGTTTAGTTAAATGTGCTTCCTGTAGTTTCTCTAGCTCTGTTTGCTCTAGGCCATCTTTCCACGCTTGAAACTCAGTCTCTAAAGCCTTAGTATTTTCAATCTCAACTTGCCTAGTCTGATCAGCAGAGCTCATACCCTCGGGGGCCATAGGTATAGAAGTCTCACCAGTATTTGCTACGCCATCCATCATACTAAATGGCGCGCCACTACCGACCATAGCGCCAACACCCATAATGTCCGATACGGTACCTGTAGACTCACCCTTTAACTCTCGCATTTTAGATTGCAAGTCTGCTAAATTATTTCTAGCTTGCACAAATGTTTTTGTATTCTCACTAACCCCTAAAGTAATCATGGTAGAGATGCGCGTATTTGCTTGCTCTATACGTCTGGCCGTATCTGAGATAGCTTCTATATCCGTTGCAGTAATGGCCTTAATAAAGCCTGCAAAGGCATCGGCGCTTAACCCAACAATAGAGGCTTTTATCCTAGCGAAATGAGTACTTAAATTAGCCATTCCTTTCTGAAAGTCTGGGTCAGATACTGTAGCTGCTAGGTCATTATTAGATTTTGCGAATACGTTATTAGCACCACTAAGCTCACCAGCAGCTATAGCTAGATTACCAAAGGCTTGATCGAGGTTAGAGATAGAGCCTTTAAGGGTCTTGGTTTGCTCGATTGCTGCACCAGCAAAAACGGTACTACCTATTTTTTCTAAATACTCTTGTACTTCTGCGCCGCTTTTATTAATCTCGGTAGTAACACCTCTAAAGGTGAATTTAACTTTATCACCCTCTTTACTAGACTTAATGCCGAACTCTTTAAGGCGCTCAAACTCAAAAGTGGTAGCGTCAGCCACCGCCTCTATCATCTGGCCTAAATCCTTACCCATAGCAGCAGAGGTATTAGCAAAGCTAACCATAGCAGCGCGCGATGGGTTTAAACCTAAGTTAGTTAATTGTGCGAAGCCATTAACTGACTCTGCTAAAGTGAATGGTGTCTCTAGTGCGAATGCGTTTAGGTCTTTGAATGCTTTGCTTGCAGCCTCTACGCTACCTGTAGCGGTTATTAGTCTAGCTCTAAAGATACTAAACTCAGAACCAGCCTCCTCTACTGCTTTAAGCCCTCTATTAATCACAAGAGCCATAGCAGTTATGGCAGCGGCAAAGCCAAGCACTTTTACCTTATTCTTTGCTAAAGCAGCGCCAAAACCTTTAAACTTTTTGCCGCCTTTCTGAGCTTCATCGCCTGCCCCTTTAATTTTAGGAGCTGCTTTTTTTGCCTCATCACCTAGCTGCCCTACTTCTTTCTCTGCTTCATTAGCGGCATGACTTAAAAAGCCTAAGCGCTTAATAGCCTTATCAATGTCTGAGGTATCAGCTTTAAATATTAACTTTGCTACTTCATTTGCCATTCGCTTAACCTTGCCTTATCTAACCCCAGAATAGCGTCAACCTCCCACCATTCTAAAGGGTCGTCATAAATGTCAATATACGCTTTAACGTCTTGTAGCGTAATCGCTTCCACCCCTTGACCGATTTTAACCCATGCGTCAAATATAGGGTATAAATGGTCATCGAGAATTGGCATATTTTCAAGGTCAGCAGGTTTTCGGCCTGATATTCTCTCGATTGCTTTCCACTGCTCAATGCGTGTTGATTTACTACCCTCAATTCTACCGTTAGCGTGGAATATCCACTTGCCAAACTCGATTATTTTATCGGCTTGGCCTTGATAAAATTACTGCGCTCTGCCATAAAGCTATCAATCTGCTCTTTAACAAATGGAGCTTTTTCGTATAACTCACGGCATAACTTTTTAGTAAACTTTTCATCTGTACCGCGCCAGCCAATAGTGCAGGCTACTAAAGCATCAGTTACAAACTTATCAGTATCAACTTCTTTATTTTTCTGAGCAGCCTCAAAATATGCGGCTTTTTGTTTCTTTAATTGCAGTCGGTAACTAACTGAATCTGTGCCTTTAACCTTTATGTACAAGGGCGTTTTAACACCCTCGCCATCAGAAATTCTAACCTCTGCGCCATTTTCATGAGCGTCAACTGTGTATAGTTCTGTAAGTTTCATAAACCCCCCTTGGGTAAAGTTAAGCCCCGCAAAACGAGGCTATTTAGTTTTATAACGCTGTATCAATTACTAATGAAGATGTGTTGTTACTGTCTTTATAGATAGCAGTGAACTCTGCAGAGATGCTTAACAAGCCCTCACCGCCTACTTCTACAGTACTCGTAGTGTAGACTACTTCGGCCATTGTAAATTTAATGCCTGTAGTACTAGCGCCTAAAGTTACAATAATTGATTCTTTAGTGTTAGCAAGGAACTTCTCATAGTGACCAACACCGTCAGTATCATCAAAGTGAGCAGTAAAAGAGCCAGTTACACGACATTTACTAATACCGCCTTGCTGTGCTGCTAAAGCGCCAATTTTATTGGTAGTAGCTAAGCCATTATCAATAGCTAATGAAAAGTCAGTAACGATTGCTGTCGCTGCACCGCCTAAATGAATGACTGCATCGCTTGAATGATACGGGTTGTTAGTGTCTGTATAGTTAGTTTCTGAGCCATCTATTTCCGAGTTTTCGGTAGTCATTGTAGAGCCGATAAGACCAAAAGAGCACTCAATTAAACCATCGCTAGGGATAGACATTGAGAAGCTATTAAACTCACAGCCTTTAAAAACGTGTACATCATTAGCAGATACTAAATCTAAAAAAGTTTGGTGAAAGGTATAAGACTGGCGTACTGAGCCAAGCGCCATAACACCACTAGATAGCGCATCATCTCCCATTACAGCTCGCAAACCCTCAATGTAGGCCGCTTGGTGTGATAGGTCAAAAGATACATCACCAGAAACCGAGACTGCGCCCATGATTACATCTTGCACCTCACGGTCGCCAGTAATAACGGCTGATTCGTGGTTAGTTTTGGTAAGTGATAGGTTTACACTTTTAAACGGGAACACATCGTAAGCAACATTAGTAACAGCTGTGCCGTATGTAGATTCCTCTTGAATACTTAATTTAACATTCTGGCCATTTGCAATAGGCATTTAACTAGCTCCTCGCGGGCGTAACCGCATAATAAGATACATCAATATTTCTAACAAAAAAAGCATCTTCTCTGCGCCCAACGCCTAAAGATACGTTACGAACTATAACGGAAGTACCGCTAAAGTTTAACTCTGTGCCTCTCTTAAAGGCTTGTGCAATATAGTCCAGCTTCGTACTATAGCCGCCTATACCTACACCGTTATAATAGTTAATCTGGAATATGCCCTCGTGCAAGTCTCTACCTGTAGGGCTTATCTCTAGCGACTCAGTTGCTTGTGGCAACAAAAACGCCTGCACGAATTCTACTCCATTAGCACCCTTATCTAGCGTGCTTAAATCAATCTCTACATTCTCAAAAGCTATATTACTTAAATCACTTAATGTAGTTAGTCTGTTCTCTAAAGCTATCCGAATATTACGAAATATGCTTGTGGCTTCGGTGGCTATCGTGCTGGTTATAAACCCGCCATCAACGTGTAATACTTCACCAGTCGCGCTTTCTGTTATAGAGCCGTAATCTACTGTGTTACTCATCTTAGTTTACTCGTTCTAATGCCGATTGCTCTGCGTAACATACCCTGACCTTTTCTCACGCTACCATTTACCACTCCGCCGAACTCTATAACCATTGCGTAGGGTAGATTATTGGTAAAATATATCTCGTCACCCATTTTAAACTTACTAGCCACATCAACTGCATTTGCTTTAGAGGCGCTAGCAGCTTTTGAGGCACCCCCTTTTTTTGTTTTACCCATTTCTCTTTCTTGAGAAACTGGCTGCCCTATACTAGCAAACCAATTATTTCTAAGCCGCCCTGAGTCTACTGGCGTATCTTTTATCGTATCTCTCATAATGCCAAGGACCGTACCACGGACCATCTTAGACGTTCTTACAGCCGCTTTATCGGCCATCTTATCAACTTGCGATGCGAAGCTCATAGAATACCACCGTAGATGCGGGCTGTATTTTCTTAACAGCCGTTATTCTAAACTTATCAGAGTTAATTGTAGCACTGTCGCCTATAGTTGGCTCAGTAGCGGATGAGCATAGCGCATTGTTCTCAACTTCCTGCAAAGAGCTAACAGTAGTACCAGTGATACTTGATGCGCCCTCCTCGGTTTTAGCCTCATTTAAAATAACTATTTGAGCTGTATAAGTAGAACTAACTGAGTTACTAAAATTGCCAGTTTCAGGCTGATATGCACTCGTTACTTTTTTGCTAAATGTAACCGCTTGACCGAACTTAGTAATAAGATCAGTAGCAGTTTTATTTAGTGGAGAGTAATTAAAGGCCATTAAAGTCTAACCACTGAGAATGGGTTCTTAATTAGCTTTCTAAGCGCCTGTGAAGCCGCTGGTAGCAATGTACGATCTGCACTAGAGGATTTATACTCTACAGATAACGAGCCTACAGTCTCTTTAGAAGTCTCTCTGCCTACAGGGTCATTAATTCCAAAGCCCTGCTCAAAACCGTATGCGATCTCATACGTTGCAATCAATACCTCTTTCGGTATCTGATCGCTATCGAATCCGTAGCCGTCGATAATAACTCTATGA